CTGATCTGCTAAAACCGCTCCACCTTCTGTCGGATCTGGAATGTGTGTTTCAACCGTAGGCATATTCGCTAACCCACTGTTCAATCTACCAGCAATTTCTTTCATGTCAAGTGCCGAACACAACTCTTCTGCTTTGCTATCAAGGGCTTGCAGGTCTAGACCTCGTAGTTCCTCTTCATCTTGAACTTCTTCGCCCTTCAGTAAGAGAAAATCATTAATCCGCTGAACCTTGATGTCTTTCAAAAGACCCAGAGTTTCTGCATAGTTATCTTCTGCAGTCTCTAGTTCTGTTCGAAGCTGAATGATTTCATTGTCGGCAGAATCAAAATTCATTTGAAGTTCATCCAGCCGCTTCTCAAATTCTGTGCAAGTTCCGCAATCTTGTTCGTCAAGAATTCTTTCATCAACAAGTCGCTGCACAAGTCGGTCATACAGAACCTGTACTTGTTCAGCAGTTAACTTCTGAACCATGTCGTCAGCACAGAAAGAATCAGTCTGCTTTGCATCTTTCTTTTTACTGTCACAACCAAGAGCCTTTGCCTTTCTCGCTATACAAGCAAGAATCTTACTCTTATCCCCTGGACCCTTATAACGACCAATTAAACGCCGACCTGCAACCACATGAGCGCAGTCAGGTATCGGGAAACTTCTTCCAGGACCGCAGAAAGTAGATGATTTTAAGGACTTACGCTGCTTGGTAGACAGCTTGGCATCTTTCATTTCTTCATCTTCGCACATTAAATCATAGAGTTTATCTGCTACTTCCTCTGTGATATGTTCCGCATCAAAGGCTACAATGCTATCAAGGAAGTCGGGCGTTTCAGCATCATCTGTATTAGACTCTGAAGTCTCAGTTGTCGTATCAGCAGAAGTACTAGTATCAGCCGCATCTACTACTGGAGGTGGCTCTACTGCAGGAGGTTCAGTTGCTGAAGCAGCTGTACTATCACGAGTAATAGCATATCCCTTGGGCACTTTCACTCCTTGAGCTGGTAGAGTCTGATCTAATCCATCCTTTGGCCAATTCAGACTATCATTGAAGCCGCTCTCGTCTGCAAGGACGTGAATCTTCGCATGAAACTTGACCATAGCAGGGGTGAGAGAATCTACACCATCCCAACTAGCAACAGAATGAAGAGCACTATGCGCGCGAATGAAGAAAGTCTTCTCTTCAATACTCTCTGGCTTGAAAGCATCTACTTGCTTTAGCAGATCCTTTTCTTCTTTGGCTAGAAGATCAGCTACTAGTTGACGATCTTCCTTTTGCTCTTCGGTCTGAGTCTTATCTGTATTGACAGCAGCCATAATGTCCTGCACCTCCTGCAATTGATCTTTTACTTCGTAAACATTGATATGGTTTATATCGCTGAGAGAGGTCATGAAGTCTTCATCCCGACTGACAGCCCAAACACTACTGGCCAGCTGTAAACAATCAGATAGCTTCTGCCGCGATGAATGAACCAGACCATCTCTCAGACGAGTCTCACTCGTAACTTCTAAAGTAGAGAATTGATTACCAGGAACTGGTGTTCCAGTCACTTCTAAATAATCAAAAGCCCCGTAGATATAGAAGTTTTTGTAGTTAATTCCGTCGAGCTCTACTTTTTGACCTCGTTTATGACCACAAGCTGCATCAGCTAGACTAGCTCGACAATGCATACAAATCACATCATCAGTTTGTGCTGCTGCTGAAACTGTCAGAATACGTTCATCAAGAATCTTTTGAATAGACTCTGGGTCAACTACTTTTACTAAAAGCTCTATATACCCAAGACCTTCCCAATTCTTATCTTGCAGCAAACCATATTTCAATAGCCGACGAATACCTGCAAAAAGTTGCTCACGCCCATTATCTCGAACTAACCCTCTGACATTATTGAGAGAATCCTTAGTAAGAAGAGAATAATTATCTGAAGTATCGACAAAGCGAGCATCAACTACTCTACCCATAGGGTCATTAGGCTGGTCACTATCGGGGTCGAAGTGTTTAGGGAGAAATGGCTTTGGATATGGCTTCAGCCAAGTAGAAGTACCATCCTGCATACGAAAAGGTACATAGAAATTGAAGTTTGTGATTTTGGCAGCATGAGTAGCTTTCATCTTAATCATGAGCTGTTGAGGCCCATGAGATTTTAGATACTCGGCGTCAAATAACTTCAGCTTCTCAGATACTAAATCTGGAAGCTTGATACCAAACTGGTCACGAATTAGAAACTCTGACACTACTTACCTCCAGTAGTTGTCTTACAAATAGCCCAAGCAGCACTTTCAACTTTCTTCTCAGACCATGTAGGATGTTTCTTCGCTAGACTCACCTTTACCTGCTTTACGCAGCTTTCTGTTTTTGCCCCGTCTGCGAGGTCTTCTTCAGGCTCATTATGAAATACTTCCAACTGAATATCACACTGACATCCAGGATGAAACGGTGGAAGAATATCAGGATTGTAATACGCGCTATTCACATCAGTCACAATAAACGACTCTTCATGCATATTACAGGTCTCACAAGCTCCATCCTGTGCCACAAAAGTAATAAGCGGGATACGGTCCTTACTGATATCATGCATTTTCAGTTGTCTATTCTTTCCCGCTACTACTGTTCCCGGTTGTAATCCCTGCTGAATCAGCCAAGTAATTACACGCCCCTGAGCAAAAGCACGATTAGGTTCTACATGTGCCAGAAAATCAGTCCGATATTCCAAAGAATCAAAGCGATCTTTGACCGCTAACTCCAAAGTGATTTTACCATCGCGGACTTTCTTGTCAACGTGAGCTCTTTTGATACCATGAAATAGACTATCCCGTAATCTCTTAGTATACGTCTCTATCCGATTATCCATATGTCGGAAAGCATGTAAAGGAATAGTCTTGGCTCGAATATCTTCTTTCTGAGCTCCATCTCTATAAGCTCTATGTGTATGAAACTTCAAAGTATTAGCCATTGATTCTCGACCAGCTTCAAGAAGTTGGAATACATGGTCGATATCTCTTTGAACAGGAGCTCTCTTCAAAGTCCTGTAGAAATCAATCACCTCGAGAGACATCTGTTTGTAAGCATCACTGATGATATTGTCAGTCCCATATTTCTTACGCGGATGTACAGTAGACCCATGAGCTTCAAGGGAGGGAACAGAAGATGGGCCGTAAGTATAAGTTTGAGGCAATTTACTATACTGATGTGGCACACTATCATATACATCTAGTTCATCACGCTTACGTGTAGGTACACTTGAACCGTGTTGATTTTTTGGTTTCACTTTGCGCGAAATGTTAGTCTTTGGCGAACTACTTGTCTTTTTGGTCCCTCCTGAAGGAGAAGAGACTTTCTTCAAAGCCTGTTCTCTCTTCATCATCTCTTGTTTACTCTTCTCTAAATCAGGCTCATTAACTGCCGACCCCTTACTTCGGGCTAGCTCCAAAGCGGCGGGACTCCATGGTTCATCGACCGCTTGAATAAGAGCCTTCGGCTTTTCAATAAGATTCCAATACATCTCGTCCCAAATAGGATCTCCATCTTCAGGACGTAAAGGGTCCATACCAAGCTTCTGTCGCAATTCAGAAATGGAAATACCATTCTTCAAGAATGTATCTAACCAATGATTCTCCATCTTTACGAGATAATCATGGTCAATTTCTCGCCAACTCAACTTTACTTGATTCTCTTCATCAAGGAGAGTATTCAAGTCTGTAAAGGTAGACTCAAGAAGAAGCTCGGAAACTATTTCTTCTTGAACTCCATGTTTCAAGACTAACTGAATATCTTTGACTCCATCAATCAAAGCACGAGAGAGACTTTCTCCTGTGTTTCGGTTTGTAGTATCTGCAATACCAACATCAATAGAAGAAACTCCTAGACCACCAAGAACACGATTCAAGAAATGCTTCAGATATCCTTCAGCAGTCATCTGCTTGCCTTTGATACCTAACAGCTCAATCTTATGCCGATGAGGAGTAACAATTCCTCCTTCTGCTGTCATTTCTTGTAGTTGACTTTGCACTACTTCAATTTCATCTTGTCCGTCTTCAGTAGTTCCAGCAGGAGCTTCATCTGTACCTACTTGATAATGGAAGAGAGGAAAGAGATACTGGTAGAGCATCATTTCGATATTCTCTTCTAGTTTACGAAGAGCTCGAATATCATCAGCTACAGAGACAGTAAGAGGAGTTCCATAATAGAACCCTTGTTTCTTATCAACAGTGAAATGAATTACATCTTCAGCAGCAAAAAGACGATATCGACCATCAGGAAGAACTTGCCGCCATTGAATAATCTTATCGTCCTTAACTTGCGGCTGCATCGTTGAAGGATGAGCAGGAAAATAAGCCGCCACAGGCTTGACATCCTTCCCTCCCAGAATCTTCCTCTTTCGCCCACCCGATGCTTTTTCATCTCGAACCTTTACTAAGAAAGCATTATGACAAGTTACCAAATCTCTGAATAGTTTCCGGACCATAAGTTCTGTAGGAAGCTTTGAAACAAAAGCTATTTGAGATAACCGAAGACGAAGATAGCGAAGAGCCTTTTTGTTCTTGCTAGTGAATTCATAACCATGTTTGAAAGCTAATGCAACTTTCTTTTTAACTGCCTGGTTGGCAAAAGATTCTGTATCAATAATCCGATAAGGCTCGACAAGATCATATTCGGGCTTAATCCAGCCACCTTGGTCTACAGTTGTATAATGAAAAGACTGTAATGGAGAACGAACTGCTCTCATCTTTGTTGTAGGGAAAGTAGCTAAAGAGGTAGATTCTTTCTTCTTTTTCGGCACATCCGTTGTAATATCAAAAGGTACCCCTACAGGAAGAGGATGATTAGTGATTTCGAGCCTTGTGCCTCGCCTAAATAGCCCCACTATTGCCTCCTAAGTCGATGCATCCCGTAACCAATCTTCAACTGTGGAGTCATCGCCTCCTGCAAACATCTTAGCTAACTCCGGACACTTAAACGAGATTTGTGCCGTAGCTGCTTTACTGAGTCTATCACTGATTGGATTTCTGTCACCTTTACCATCTTCTTCTGTCAGCCCTTGTTGAGTTGCTCCTATAGAAGCACTTTCATCACTCTCTGTCCCGAATAATTTACCGGCAGCTTCTTCAAGAGCAGATGAGTCAGGGAAAGGTATCCATTTGACATCTAATCCTTCATCTGACATTGAAAAATCAGGTCCAGTATTATAGATTGCCCCGGTCATATAATCCTTGAGAGCACCCATGAAATTCGAGAAAGTATCATCTGGACCAATACAAGAAAGAATACCTCCCCGAGTACCACCTCTATTAGCATCCCAACTCATCCGTTTCCAGGCTTTAGTCGTAAAGAACTCAATAAAGAATCTTATGATTCCAATCACTCGAGCTAGAGCTACTTTAGCTCTTGTGAAATCAATAATTTTGAAACGACTAGACTGGCCAAAAGTAAAGAAAGATAGAATCGCTTCCCCTATCTTCTTTAACTCAGATTGAAGTGCCTGTTGAGCTGACCTAATCATTTCAAGGATAAGCTCTAAACTCTTCCCCATGCCTTCAGTTAAATCTCGAATACCACCTACAGCAGTCTCTCGAACCTTACGAACATCTTTCCCAAATTCTGATGCTTCTTCTCCAAAAACTGCCAAGACCTTATCTAAATGAGCAGGAAACAATTTCTGAATCATCGACACTAAAGACTCTTCAATACAAATAACTGTCCCAAACAACTGTTCAAGATATCTAGTCAGAACAGCATAAACAGTTAGAAGGAAAGGAAGATAGAACATCATTCCAATCCAAAAACCTGGAATGATTCCAATATTTAACAGAGCATCAAGATTCCATTTCGTCATAAGATAGATAAGAAAAAGAATCAAAGTAGCTAAGTCTGGAACACACTGGAACGAAAGAAACTGAAATAGACGACAAAGGTCTTCATAAATATCTACATTAGTGAATAAGTCTAGAGCATCTAGAAGCCATTTGAGTCTATTAATGAGTTCTCGATAAAGTTTTTCCAGGATATCTTCTACAAAGAAATATGTTCCTGGCTTTATTGCAACAAATCTTTGCCAACAAGGGACACAATCTTTTACCCAGGATTCAAAATATTCAGCACTCGTTGGCCCACTACTTCCTGAATCTGAAGACGCTTGTTCCGCAGGTCCTGGACTTTCTGGCATTAATGCAGGGTCAACCCCTATCTTGGACACTCCATCTAAAGCAATATCTTCCAGAGCTTGAGAACCGCCAGTAGTAATCTGGTCCATCAAAGCTTGATTAGGAGTAAAAGCTTCTTGCCAGACTTTCATTTCATCAGTAGTCAATTGAGTAGCCCGTGCTACAGGAACATATGCACTTAGTTCGCTAGTACTGAGAGTAGACCCTTCTTCAAAAGCTTGGATAAGAAGAGTAGCATCTTGAATACGCTGGAGAGATTCAGCCATTAGATATCAGCTCCTGCTGCTTGCAAACCCTTCTTCAATAATCCAGTAGGGTCAATAGTATCCAAAACTAGCCCAATCATCTTCAAGACTAGATTCTTCTGTTGCTCTTCTTCTGATTCAATAGTCGGTAATACAAGAGGAGCAAACTTGGAAAAATCAATAACACCATCTTTGGGAATAGCATTGTTTAGAATAGACGCTGGATTAAAGGCATTATTAAGGTCACCACCAACAGCAGCCAGAATATCGTCAGCCGAAACATTAGCATTCGCCGCATGGTCTTGCATGGACTTGCCCATAATAGCAAGACAAGACCTGTACATAGGATAAGTAATAACGCCTGTCCGCGTACCAAATAATCTTTCTTCAGCATCAAGAAGAGCTGTTGTCTTCTTATGTATCTTCTCACTATCTATCGAGAAATCCTTCAGCTTGAGTTCAAATTGACGATCTACTGCCTTGGATAATCTCTCTACCTGTTTACTCATATTGTAGATCTTCTGAAACTGATCTACTCCACTAATATCTTGTTCCTCAGGAGGCTTTGGCGGAGGTACACCATCTGCAATTCTGGCAGGGTCATCTGTCTGTCGCCGCTCTACATGTGGAGGAGGACTCTTTCTAGTAAGCAGTTCTCTACTAATTTCATCAAGGTCTTCCCAGGCCATTTATGCAGTCCTCCATCCTGTATCCATCCGCTTCCCCTCTATTCTGACCTGAATAGACCTAATCATCTCCACCGAAGCATAACCAGGAACATGTAATCTTAACCAAAAAGGAAGATAAGTCTGCAAACCACCATCATAGTTATTGAACTCGTTAATAATATCGCCAACATAGATAGTATTACCTGTAGCTATAGCATTCCATTCTGTACTTGTTGGTCTACTATCTCCTGTTCTCAATTTCCAATAGAAGCCATCAGTAAACAAAGTAGCTTGGATTGGACAATAGAGACTGACAGAAATCCCTGAACTGACAACACTACCTGCAACAACAGCTCCATCTAATCCGAGATAGGCATGAACTTCATCATTGGTCCCGATATAGAGACGACAGTCTTTACTGCCACCAGTAACACCATCAAAGACCATTAGAAATGGTTTTGTCCAATCGTCTCCAAGAGAAACTCTTGCAGATTGTTTTGGCTCTGTATATAACCCAAGACCTAGCTTTGGATTGATAAGCAAAGATTCCTCCTAGAAAGCAGCTCGTCGAGAAGGAGCATTTCGTTTTCCAAATAAACCTCCCCTACGACTTTTTGCTTTTCGTTCAGGTCGAGGCATATCTCTTTCAAATCCTGGCCAGCTCCAAATTCTTACAGGACCTGATGTCTTACCTGGAATTGCTGGAGTAAGAAGATTAGTTGACTCCAAACTTCTTTCAGAAGGAGCACTTTCTTTTCTTTGCTCCGATAATCGTTTCTTCTTCTGCTCGCGTATGACCTGTACACTATAAATGTTTGTCTCATCACCCTTAGGCATATTACCCTGTTCTACAATTTCATTCAACGATTTACCGATGAAAGAAACATTAGCCGAAAATCTAGGTTTGCCAAGAGGTTGATATTCCATAGTAAAAGCTAAAAGAGCAAGATTTAGAGCATCAATATCATGGTCACCGGCTTCTTTATTTTGTGCTTCATATACTGGTTGACCAGATTGAGTAACGCGAGCAACAATATAACCTAGTAACTGACGCTGTAAATCTTGGTCTGTAGCGGGAATTTCTAGAAAGCCATGTTCGAAATAGCGTTGTGAGTTTTCTACTAGATAGGCTTTCGCGGGACGAGATATCTTGGCCATAGTAATAGGATCATAAGTCTCAACCTTACCGCCAAAATGAAAACCTTTTACAATATCTCTAAGCTTCGAGTCAGGATGATTAGGTCCATAATCAGGATGACGAAGAGCTCTAGCTCCTTCATAATGAAGCATCTCTATCTGTCCAGCTCCATATCCCTGGTCAACATAAATATAGGCTGGTCGCCAAAAGATATTGACTTCCGTAATCTTTTTCATCGCCGCTATCATTGTCCAACCAGCTCGACTGACTGTATACTTTGCAACAACACGGAACTTGAGAGAAGCAGGGTCCTGACCGACTACAACAATTCGTGTTCCAATTTCTGTATCATTCCAGTCAACCCCGACACAATAAATCCAACCTTTCTCCGGCTTCTGTGTCTCATATCCATAATCAGTTAAAGCTGCTTCAACATACTGTCTTTGATAGACACCTTCAGCTTGCTCACCAAAAAGCCCAAGAATCTCGTGAAGATACCCCAACTGGGTAAATTCTCTTTTGAATTGTTCGTCAATTTCTTGAGTCCAATGAGGGTTAACATGAGAAGGAAAATGGAATTCTTTATATCCTTCATTTTCTTGACAGAACTGCCAGAATTTTTCTCTACGGCCAGTAGGAGTACTGGAAGCCCAGACAGTAGCATCTGGGAAGTTTGTTGTTCCAGCAATAGCTGAATCAAGGTCTTTAGACCCTAAATAGTCAGCCTCATCGAAAAGAAGTAAAGGTACTGGTTGACCACGAGCTGAATTAGCTTCTCCTCCTGACTTAGCTCCAGAAGAAAGACCAAGAACAGTAGACCCACTAGCTAACTCTATTTCATGATGAGGACCTTTAACATTGCGAACAACAGCATTATCAAGACCAGGCGACCTACGTAAAAAAGTAGACATCCTGTCAAACAAAAGATCAACTTGTACTTTATAAGGAGCAATTACTAACGCACGAAACTCAAGCTTGGTAAAAAGCTGGAAAAGAGCAAAGATTACCAATACCTCTGTCTTCCCAATTTGTCTACCCGTACGAGAAGCTTTTCTTCTACTCGTACATCTAAGCATCTCTTTTTGATACCAGCGAGCTTCCCAGCCAAAATTGACTTTGGCCCAGGTAACTGGGTCTACAGAAGCAATTAGATTTTGTTGTTCTGCTTCGGAATAGCCTTCAAGAATAGAAGCCGGAATGTATTCAAGAGGAATACCGGTACAAGGAATTTTCCATACCTTAGTCCGCGACCCATATTTTTCATTATATTGTTCTACACATTTCGTACAAACAGGATCGCATTTAGCTAAATTGAAAGGAGGGAGAATAAGATTAGACATCTAGTTTCCAATGCACAATTAGTATTTCAAAGCTTTAATAGGAGTATATGCCTTTGTATAGTTATGTTTGAGATATTTCCAGGAAGAACTACCTAAAGCAAGCAGATAATCAGAGAAACCAAACTTGCTTCCCTTAAAACGCCCAGCCCGCCAAGCATTAACTCCTCCTCGACCTAAAGCTCCATAACCTCCTGCCGCTCCTGCCAAAGTACGCATTGTACTATAAGCACCACCATACAATGCTCCTGTTATAGCTCCGCCAGTCATTGTTTCTCGATTACTTACCATCCCATAGGCAGCACCAATACCTGCACCCCAGGTCATTCGTCTACCTAAACCTGTTTTATAGATAGCGTCTGCTACTCCAGTTCCATATTTCCATGCTCGACCTATCATTTTTCCCTCCTAGCCTCCTGAATTGTAACGCAATTCGTCACATCGGGCAAACAGACTAGAGATGCATTAGCTGAGCTTCGGTACCAAGCGCTCCTCTAACTGCTCCATGACTACGTTGCATTTCCATTAAAGACCTCTGTCGCATAGTCGAAATAGTGCCAAATTGGTCATCAATGGGCATACCGCCAAAATCAAAACGCCGGGCTGCTCTAGTTCTTCTTGCTCCATATTCAAGAGCTTTGTATCCTCCATATCCCACTCCAGCTGCTATAGCAACAGGAACAGCATAGCCAATAAAAGGTTTGACAGCCGTAAAAGCAACATCAATAGCTGCCCATTCTGCTACAGAAACTGCTGTTTCTTTCCCTACTCCCCATAATCCTTCTCTTTTCCATCCTCCATAAGCAGCATGAAGAGTAAAGCCCAAACCAAGTGCCGGGCCTAATAGTCCTCGTGCAGCTCCTCTGACAGCCCCAAATGTTCCAGCCCCGCCAGCACGAGCTGCTTTGTACATAGCAGCTCTTTCACCAAGACCTCCCATAAATCGCCAAGTACCTTGACGACCGATTTGAGCTGCATGTAATTGTTTGGCCGACATACCAATTCCGGCCTGAATACCTCCAGTAGGAACAAACTGATCACCAAGAGCAGATAGAGCTCCACTTTTAGCTGCCATCCCATACTTAGAAATACGGTGCTGAGCTGACGGGGATAAACCCTCATACCAACTACCTGCTGCTTCTCGAGCTTTATCATAACTTGCTCTAGCTTTTGTCTTTACATCTTGAATAAAAGGATTCATTTACCGTCCACCGTGTCTCGAGGCGTGCAAGAAGAGTTTACCTTGCTGGTTAGTAAGCTTCCTCATCTCCCGGCATGCCTCCCTCGATGCAGGCCTTGGACTAATCCAGGAGTACCTTGCATCATTGTTTGTCTTCTATTTGGCGGAGGAGACATATTTTCTCCAGGAAGAGGTTCTGCTCCTCCCAACATAGGACCAGCTATTACAGCAGCTGAACCAGCAATTAGGGTAGTACTAGGATGGTTGGCCAGGAATTTAGCTGTTCCGCCGGCAACACCTTTAATTACTGGTTTCATCATTTGAGCAACAGGACTATTCCATAACCCAGACCCTACATATTGAGCAGCACTCGCTGCTGTATATGCTGCACCTGTTACGGGTCCATATATGTCTGAAGCTTCTTTGAAGATATTTCTCAACCCTTTAATAGACCTTGAAGGTTCCCAATACTGTCCCCCTGACTTTCCAGCAGAAAACCATTCAGGTGTGTTCCACACAGTAGATGGAGGAGGAGCAAAAAAAGCTCTACTCCCCAAATCGCCAACACCTTTAGCCGTAACTCCTAAAGCTTGAGATAGCCAACCAGGTCTCATAGACCGAACTATATCGGAATGATAAGCAGGAATAGATGCAGCTGGACGCCTAGTTAAAGGCTCACGTCTTTGTTTAAGACTCTGATACTCTTTGTTTGTCTTTAACTGTCTGAATCGATCTGCTAGAATTTGTGCTTGTTTCTTAGGAGCTAGAGGCCCAAATGATGAATAATAACCAGCTTCTACCGTCTGAACTGTTCTACCTCGCCTACGTCCTCTAGCTAAACGTCTCCCTGGTATCCTTTGATACTGAGCTGGAAGGTTTCCTTCTGGCAATAGAGTCAAAGCTTCTAATTCGGCAATACGCTTTTCAACAGCCGGATTCCATACACGAAAACCAGCACTACTTTCAAGATTAGCTAATTGACGAGCAGCATTAGTAGTTGGTTCTGATATAAAAGGTGCTTGACCAATATCTTTTCTTGGGTTAATCCAAATAGCACCACGACTTCCTCCTGTCACTGACTCCCAATATCCACCACTACCTGTGACCCAAGTAGCCCCTCGGCTTCCTCCCGTAACAGGCTCCCAATAACCACCAAATTTACGTATACTTTCAGCTCGTTGTGACTGATAAACTCTTTCTGCTCCTGCTCTGATAGAAGCTTTCACTTCTCCAGGCACAACACTAGTTATTGCTGGTAGAACTGTCGGTTCTTTAGCCAGGACATTAGCTCTATGAACTATACCTTTTCCCAGAGCCTTGACAGCAGGAGGACCAAACATACCCGCCGCAAAACCTATTCCAATACCTTTTACCCATTCTTCTGGACGATTATATTCTTGGCCGGCAGATATTCCCCCAATAACACCACCAACAGCACCTC